GAACTGGGTCTGCTGTGGTCACAGATGGCCCGCGCGACGATCCGTCGCCGAGCCAGATGCCCAACAGGTACGGCGGCACCGCGGGGCTTAGGGCCGACTCGCCCCACGATACCGCCGCCCGCCACCCTTTGTGGGTGTGTTTAAAGGCCCGGCTGGATCGCAAGTATTCCCCTACACTGAGGTTGACAACCTCGTGCGTCCCTGTCTTTTTTAAGCTTAAAATGTGGCTTTCGTTCACTACGTACGGGTCGCCCTTGACAGGCGTCACGCGGTACAGCGTCTCGCGTCCGGTGCAGGTAGACAGAACCCGCCTAGGCTGGCTATCGGGGCCCATGAGGTCGTCCCCCGCTGCCACCAGCTCCACGGGCTTGACCGTACCGTCGAACATCAGGACCGGAGTCCCCCTCCCGAGGCACTTCCCCGCTCCGGTCGGCATTACTGCCAGCACGTTGCGGTTCCCTCGCTCCCACTCCGCCATCACTTCGGCTTTTACTTTCTCTTGGTAGTGCCTGAGTTTTATCACCCTTATTTGCTCCGTAGAAAATAGTTATTGACTTTAGGGAAAATTATCATTTATAGTCTATTACGTCAACACACATTAACACGACGGAGAACAACTCGAATGATTAAGATCGAATTTCCAGCAGACCGCAAGGACATCGCACTGGCGATAGGCCAAGCGCTCACGTCCATAGGCCAAGGCGCTGCGTTGGCTAACAGCCCTGCGCCAGCTGGCGCGCCGGTACACCGCGCTGCGCCAAGTCCAACGCTAGCAGAAGAAGCAGCCGACGCCGAACTGGACCGCGTAACAAAAGGCAACGAGGCGCACTACGAGGCCGAAGCAGCCCTCGACCAAGCGGCTGTTTACGACTTTGAAGCCGAAGCAGCGGGAAAGCCTGCAGCCAGTGCTCCGGCCGCGGGTACTACAACAGGCGAAACCCAGACGGCGGACACGCAGGCCACTACCGGTGCCAGTGCTTCCGAACGAGTGGACAATAAGGGCGTGCCGTTTGACGCTAGTATGTGCGCTAAGGCTGAAAAGCCGTTTTACGCCAGCGGCAAGAATAAGGGCCAATGGAAAAAGCGCGGCGGTGAAAACGGCCCGAGCGAGGACGAGTACGACGCATGGTACGCGGCCGAGCTGCTAAAAGTCACCAACCGCCCAGCGACTATCGCCGAGCCACAACTCGACGTCGGCAGCGTATGGGGCGCGCCAAAGCAAGAAACCAAAGCGCCAAGCAACGCTGGCGAGTTCTTCGCGTGGGTGTCAGAGATGCAAACCGCTGGCCACATCACACAGGCAGACGTTGATCAGGCGTACCCAGCCAACAACATGACGCCGGACATGATCTGGACGCAACCACCAGAAGTGCAAGCGCAAATGTTCCAAGCGCTGTACGCCACACTGTCTGCTAAGGTGCCAGCATGAGCGCCCACGCTCGACTAGCCCCCAGCAGTGCGCCCCTATGGGGCAATTGCTCCGGGGCGATACACGCTAGCGCCGGTCGTATCAGTGAGCCGAACGAACGCACGATCCAAGGGACGGCGGCGCACTGGGTGATGGAGCAATGCGCAAAGAACTGGCGCAGCTCGCAACTAGAGGCCGACTTATTCTGCGCGGACTGGGTGGGCAAGGTTGACCCCGACGGCACTGTCGTCACGACGGAGATCGCCGAGGGTGCACAGTGCATACTAGACGACATGCTGCTAATGGCTAACCGCTTCGGCGGGTACCGTTACCTGCTAATCGAGCAGCGTGTCCACATGACTCGCATCCACCCGACGGACAACTGGGGGACGCTTGACCTAGCGCTGTACAACCCAGAGCGCAAAGTGCTGGTACTGAGTGACCTCAAGTTCGGCCACCGCCTAGTGCGTGCAAAAAACAACTTGCAGATGGCCGACTATGTGGCGGGGCTGGCCGAAGCATTCGCAATGCCGCTTGACACAGAAGTGCGCATCCGTATCGTGCAGCCGTTCGCCTATGCCCCGTGGGGCTCAGTAGACGAGCATGTATGCCTGCTGGGTGACTTGGTGCCGCTGTTCCAGCAGCTGGCGGTCAAGGCTCGCGAAGTAGACACGGACCCAAAGCTAACCGCAGGCAAGCATTGCCGCGACTGCCTCGGTCGCATTGACTGCCCCGCTGCCCGCGAGTATGCGTACCTGTGGGGCTCGATCTGCGACATGCCGTATCAAATGGACCGCATGTCACTGGACGACAAAGCGCGGGAGATCGACCTATTGGCTGGCATCGCGTCGCTGGTCAAGGCCCGCAAAGAAGCGCTAGAGGACGACGTCAAGGCGCAGCTAGCCAAAGGCGCGCTGTGCTCGGTCAAGGCGTACCAGGTTGCGCAAGGTCGGCTGAACTGGCGCGACGGGCAAGAAAAGGCCGCGCGTGCCGCGTTTCAGTCTATCGGCGTGAACGTGGTAAACGACGCCCTGTACACGCCAACGCAGATTAAACAACGCGTAGGCAAAGACAAATTACAAACAGTCGAGGGCATGCTGCAAATATTTGCCCATCGTAAAACAAATTTACAATTAGTCGACCGTGACGACAGCATCGTCTCTCGCGCATTCGACAAACAACCAACCGGAGAGTAAGCCATGCCAATTTTAGGAAACGGAACACACATCGAGATTCAAAACGGGATCATTGTATACGACGGGATCACGCGCCCAGAAGCACTGGACCCTAAGCCGGGGCAAGCGCCGGGCATGAAGTGGAATGTTAAGATCTTAGTAGCACCGACTAGCCCAGACTTACCTGCCCTTGAGCAGCTGGCGCAGCAAGAACTGGCAAACAGTCCGTTTAAGGGCGTACTGCCACGCGGCGGCAACATGCCGATAGGGACCGCAGGCCCTAACGAGTTTAACGGCATGTTTACGGGTTACGCGGTGATCAACTGCTCGACCTTCCGTCAACCAGACGTGCGCGACGAGAACGGCCGCCAGATGTCCCCCCAGGAATACGGCCCGCTGTTTTTCAACGGCCAACACATTGACGTCGTTGTGCACTGTGCCGCGTATGACAACGTGTCCAAAGGTGTCGCCGCTCGACTAGACGGTATCCGCGTCCGTGCAAGTGAGAACGCCGAGCGTCTTAACATTGGCGGCGGTGGGTTCGACGTCGGCAGCGTATGGGGCGGCGGGCAAGCACAACCGCAGCAGCAAGCACCGGCCCAAGGCCAACCGCAGCAGCAGTGGGGCCAACAGCCACAGCAGCAAGCACCGGCCCAAGGCCAACCGCAGCAGCAGTGGGGCCAACAGCCACAGCAGCAAGCACCGGCCCAAGGCCAACAGCAGTGGGGCCAACAGCCACAGCAGCAAGCACCCGCCCAAGGCCAACAGCAGTGGGGCCAACAGCCACAGCAGCAAGCACCCGCCCAAGGCCAACAGCAGTGGGGCCAACAGCCACAGCAGCAAGCACCGGCGCCGCAACAAAACAACAGCTGGATGCCGCAGCAGTAAACAACTAGGACCGACAGGCCGCCCACGTCGGGCGGTCTTCTTTTGGAGCACATGCAAATGAACGTATACAACCTACTGAAAGGCCTTTTGAAAGTCGCGGCTAAAACAGACATCCGCTTCTACTTGAACGCAGTACACGTCACGCCGGACGAACTGCGCGCCACCGACGGGCACATGGCGGTGATCGTGTCGTACCGCACCGGCCTGCCTGCCGACCTTCGCGACGGCGTGCTGCTCTGCCGTAAAGACCTAGACGCCAAACTTAAAATGTTTAACGCTAAAAGCGAGGTAGCCCTGACCTTTACGGGTGACGGAAAGGCGTTTCTGAACGAGTACCCGCTGGCCACCGTCGACGGCCGATACCCGGACATCAAGCGCGCAACGAATGGCATGCGCGAGGACACCGCGTCGGCAACAGGGCTTAACCTCAAGATGCTGGCCACCGTGTGTGCGACAGTCAGCACCATTTTTGCGGGGGAGGGGTTCCCCGTCGCAGAGGTTGTCACCGTTGGCCCGACTGCTGGTGTGCGGGTAACACGTAAGAACGTAAGCGCGTATTTGATGCCGTGCCGATTGTAGGAGACTAACGCCATGCATTACTCTAAGAAAAAAGGCAAGCCGCAACTTGATGCCAGCGGCAACCTGATATTAAGCAAAAACGACCGCCTATTCACGACCACCAGCTCGTCGGCCGGCCCCCGCGCGGTAGACAATGCAAATTACGTCATGCTCAAGCCGTTGGGCTTTTTTGGCAAAATCCGCGCGTCAACTATCGCGCTAAACTGGATCTGGGGGTAGGTGCCTATGAAAACAATCATTGCAGGGACTCGGACCCTGACGCCACAGGACACCGCCGCGGCCATCGCGGCATGCCCTTGGCAGATAACGGCGGTCGTATGCGGTGAGGCCAGAGGGCCAGACACCCACGGCAAAGAGTACGCGCACCACTTCGGCCTGCCCGTCCATAGCCACCCCGCAGACTGGAACGGCCCGTTAGGCAAAGGCGCAGGGTTCGCACGCAACGAGGACATGGCACACGAAGCCGACGCCCTCGTCGCCGTGTGGGACGGGCAGAGCAACGGCACCAGGCACATGGTCGAGTATATGCAGTCGCTGGGCAAGCCCGTGCACGTGTGGAAGTGCTCTATCCATGCACCGGGCGTTAAGCTGCTGCTAGGACACGAGGCGTCCGGCAGCGCATGGTGGGGCGACGCCACGGAAGTGGACGGCATGCACGTGGACCAAGTGGGCCTTGACGAACTCCCAGCCGGCACCGTGATCGAGAACGTCGGCCTAGGCCAGTCGACCGTGCGCCCTTCGATGGACTTCGAGACGTACAGCGAGGCGGGGTTTGTGATAGTCGACGGCAAGGTCAAAGGGGCGGGCGGCGGTTCGTCGAATGGCCTAGGGCTAGTCGGCACTGGCGTATATGCCGAGCACCCATCGACCGAGGTGTTATGCCTATATTACGACTTGAAAGACGGCAAAGGGCGCCGCGGCTGGTGGCCCGGTCTGCCTCAACCGGCGGACTTGCTGAACCACGTCGCCAACGGCGGAGAGGTCGAGGCGTTCAACAGCACATTTGAATTTTTTATATGGAATTTTGTCTGTGTTCGCAAGTACGGCTGGCCCGAACTACGCATCGAGCAGACGTACTGCGTCATGTCAATGTCTCGCCGCTGGGGGCTGCCCGGCAGCTTGGCGAACGCCGCTAAAGCCCTAGGCGCGGAAGACAAGGACAAAGCAGGCAAGAACCTGATCCAGAAGCTATGCCGTCCCCACACGCCCACCAAGAGCCGCCCCGCCTACCGCCGCACCATGGCGACACATTGGGACGACTTCCAAGGCCTGTTTAAATACTGCGATCAGGACGTTGCGACCGAGGACGACGTCAAGTCGCGCATCCCTGACCTAACCCCCTACGAGCGCGACGTGTGGCTCGCAGACCAGCGCATCAACCTGCGCGGCGTGTTGGTCGACCGCCCCACGCTATCGGCCGGCCTGCGCCTGCTGCAAGACGCGACAGCCCATTACACCGCCGAGTTGCAGCAAATAACGCAAGGCGCGGTCAATTCTGTGGGCGAAGTGGCCAAGATGACCGCATGGCTAGCTGGCCGTGGCGTCCACATGCCTGACATGACATCGGGGAGCGTATCCGAAACGCTGGCGATGTTAAGCGAGGACAACGGACTAAGCGGCCCACCCGCTGACTGCGTGCGCGTGCTCGAGATACGTCAGACCCTCAGCTCGGCAAACGTCAAGAAGCTGGCCAAACTCAGCCACCAGCTAAACAGCGACGGGCGCCTGCGTAACCAGTACATGTACTGCGGGGCCGAGCGCACGGGAAGGTGGTCAAGCTCCGCGGCCGATGACAACGCCAGCAACTCACAGCTGCAAAACATCACGGCCAAGGGCCCAGACTCCCGCGAGTGCGAAGCGTGCGGCCGCATCTTTGGCGCAGTGCTGGACGACTGCCCGTCGTGCGGATCGTTCTTGTGCCACGACCGCAGCGAGTGGACCGTCGAGGCGGTAGAGTTCGCCGCTAAGGATATCCGCGAGTTGCCGTTCCTTGAAGTGCAGCGCATCTGGGGGAACCCCGTCGACTTGCTTTGCGGCTGTCTGCGTGGGCTGTTTATCGCCAAGACGGGACATGACTTTATTTGTTGCGACTTCTCGGCGGTTGAAGCCGTAGCGTTGGCCTGCCTGTCTCGATGCCAATGGCGCATTGACGTATTCAGCACCCACGGCAAGATCTACGAGATGTCAGCCAGTAAGATCACCGGCATTCCGTTCGAGGAGATGATGCAATATAAGAAAGACACCGGAATGCACCACCCTAGCCGTAAGAAGATCGGGAAGGTGGCCGAGCTTGCTTGCTTCGGCCCCCATACGCAGGTTTTGACAAAGCGCGGATATGTGCGTATCGTGGAAGTTACGAAAAACGACTACTTATGGGACGGTGTGGAATGGGTAACGAGCGACGGAGTGATAGCAAAAGGGGAAAGGCCGGTCTTGGAGCTGGATGGAGTGCAAGTAACCCCGGACCATCCGGTCAGCTTGGGAAGTTCTTGGAAGGAGGCAAGGCTACTCGTTTCAAACAAAAATACCCTAGCCCAAGCGCTGGCGATAGGTTCGGCGAATTTACCGTCGTGCGCTATGAAGTCCGCGGCAAGCGCAGGGGGTGCGTGTGCGTATGTTCATGCGGGGCCGAACGGTATGTCGACCTGTGTAACCTATTTAGCGGAAAGTCTACGCGCTGCGCTAAATGTGGGCGCACGAAAAGCCGCGAGACTTACGTCAAGCTTTACTCAAAGTACGCCCACATCTGCCCCGATTCCGAGCACCGCCGTCGATTGGTTAACCGGCTGCGTGCCGCAATTACGCGGTGCCACTCGCCGAGCTGTAAGGGCTACGAAAACTACGGCGGTCGCGGCATCCGTGTTTGCGAAGATTGGCGCGGAGAAGACGGCGCAGGCCGTTTCCTCGAGCACGTCCTCACTTTGGACGGGTGGGACCAGCCGCACCTTGAAATGGACCGACGCGACACCGATGGAAACTACGAACCTGGCAACCTCCGGTTCATCACTCGGCGCGACAACATGCTCAACAAGCGGAGCGTTGTCGAAATGCAGCAGCGAATCGACGACCTCGAGCGACGTTTACGACATTGTAAATGCGGGGCCGCGTCACCGGTTCACGATCAAGACTGACAGCGGACACCTAATCGTGCACAACTCAGGATACGGGGGCTGGGTGGGCGCGTGGTGTGCGTTCGGTGCCGATCAGTTCATGGACGAAGCGGAGATTAAAAAGAACGTCTTAGCATGGCGCGCAGAAAGTCCCGAGGTCGTCGAGTTTTGGGGCGGACAATTCAGGCAGACCGGCCCGCGCTTGTCAGACGGGCACCCGGAGTACTTCGGCCTCGAAGGCGCGGCGGTGCAAGCGGTGTTATACCCTGGGCAGCAGTTCTGGGCGAACGACATCAGCTACGGCGTGCACGATGGCGTCTTGTATTGCCGTTTACCTTCTGGCCGCCTGTTGGCGTACCACGACCCGCAGCTGGTCGAGGTCGCAGGCAAGTGGGGCAAGCCGAACAGCTACTCGTTGACCTTTATGGGCTTTAATACGAACCCTAAGAACGGCCCACGCGGCTGGGTGCGCATGGAGACATACGGCGGAAGACTCGCGGAGAACGTGACGCAGGCCGTGTGCGCCGACATCCAAGCCGAGGCGATACTCAGGGCGGAGGCGGCAGGCTACCCCGTTGTAATGCACACGCACGACGAACTGTGCGCAGAGGTCCCCGAGGGCTTCGGCTCAGTCGACGAACTGTGCGCGGTAATGGGCCAAGCGCCTGCATGGGCTAGCTGGTGGCCGTTGAAGGCGGCAGGCTGGCGACACAAGAGATATCAAAAAGACTGATAAAAAGCACTTGACACCCGTCTGCGGGCGGGTTAAGGTTAATCAACATTAACAGTAACGGAGTGATCAGCATGACACAACATACCGATTGTAAAAACAACGAACGCCTAGACGAGCAGGTCAGCGGGCTGCCGGCATTGATCACCGGCATCCTTTTGGGCGTGGTGTCTGCCTCTTTCTTTTGGTGGGTGGTCCTATGAACAAACAACAACTGATCGCCGTCTTGCGCAGTGGCAAAGTAGGCCAGCACAACATCGGCGCAGTGTGGACGCCTGTCGAGGTGTTGGAACTGTGGGAGGCCAACGTAAGCCGCCGCGATCAACGTATTTTCCGGCTGTTTGCGTGGCAAGGGACTGTGTGCATCATGCCACGCGGGGCGATAGAGGAAACCCGCCGCGAAATGGCGAAGCTAGTGGCAGCGTGGGCGCTGTTTGCGTTTGTGCTGTTCCTAGGGGCGAGTATATTGGAGGCCGACGAACCGAGGGCCGAGACGACAACCGAAGCGCGCCACGAATGCGTGCGAGAACTAGGCGAGGATTGCAAACTATGACAGACTTTATCGACCAAACGGCGAAGCGTGAGCAGGCGATAACAGACGCGGCAATACGTAACCGCAAGCGGTACTGCGGGGTGAGTGCGACACATTGCGAAGGGTGCGACGAGCCGATCCCGAATGCCCGCCGTCTGGCTTTGCCTGGCGTGCAAACGTGCATACACGGCGCGTCGCGGGCGGAGGGGGTCAGGGTGTAGGGAGCGGGGCTTCCCTGAGTTTTGCCAGTTCAGCGCGTAAGGCTTCGGTCTGTTCCGCGCTGGCTTTCCTTTGCGCGTCGAGTTCTTCGCGGTGGTGGCGTTCCTTCTGCCGCACTTGTAACGCTTTGAACACTATGCCGACCACCAGCGACACGGCGGTCAAGCCTAAGCCGATGGCCATCGCGTTAGCGTTCACGGCGTCGGCCCATGTCGCTGTCGAGGTCGCGACGCCTCCTATCGCGGAACCGTAGATCCCCACATTGCCAGCATCGACGTGGTTTGTCATGTCTTTTTACCTCTATGTAAATGCTCCAACATAGTCGCAAGAGCTGCACCGCTATGAACAACAGCAATCCGTACTGTTGGAGCAACGGCAATAATTTGGCAAGCAACCAGTCCATATATGACCGCCTCGTATATTGTCTCGTAGAAAATCGAGTATGTGCCCAGTGCCACGTCGACGGCTAGGCCGAGGTAGGCGAGCAGCGTCAGCACGTAAATGCCAAGATGCCAGCGGGCCAGCGCACAGCGAACGGACACCAGCCAAGTGGCCCCGATGAAAGCTGCGGCGGAGCGGATGACATAGAGCTGGTAATCGTCTTGCCCGTAGAAGTGCCGCGCCAGCATGTCCGAAGCCGTCACAGCCGACACGCAAAGCCAGACCGAACGGGTCGGCCTGTGCACGGAGGCAGCGAGGAATAAGGCAAGCAGCACGGCGTGATACATTATTTCACTTCGTCGTTAGGCGTGGGCTGATTCTGTTCTTTTGGCTTTGTTGGTTTGCTGTCGTCTGGCATGGTGACGTCTCCTAAAATGTGATTGATTAGTAAGTCGTGCAGTTTTGTGCACTCGTCAAGTCTACCATTATTTGTGCGGATTACTACCACGGCGGTCTGCGGATCACCGTGCGGGTTCACACTTGCCTGCATGACACGGGGCAGGCATCGCACCAGCAGCGCGTCGGGCACCTGTCGCTCGATATACTCGACCGCGCGCTCTGCCGTTGGGCATTGCGGACTAGGTGTCGTCGAGCAGGCCGACAAAGTCAGCGTCAAAACTGCGGCACACGTTACGCTCAATGATTTCTGTTTGCACATCGGTGATCACGACCGGCGGTCGGCTCCTGAGTCTGTCTAGTTCGTCCAGCGCGTTGCGCCGTTGGCGTTCTGAGGACAACACCACCGCCGTGAAACGCTCGGCGATTTGCGCCTCTCGTTCATGCTGCGCCTTGAGCAAGTCCGCCTGCGCGCTGTCATACCCCGCAGCATATAGCGTCTGGCCAGCCCATGCGATCAGCCCTGCGAAGGCTAAAGCGGCGGCAATTTTTACATAAAGTGTAACAGGCATTATACTGTCCCCCTGAACACATTATACACAAAAAGGCTTGACAATGAACACAAACAAACTTGCGGGCGGTTTGCTGGTGGCCGCGCTGGCGTTGGTGGGGGCGAACGAGGGCATAAAATACGTGGCGTATCAGGACAGCGTGGGCAAGTGGACGATCTGCAACGGCCTGACCGCGGGAGTCGAGGAAGGCGACACGGCGACACCGGAATATTGCAAGGACCGGTTAGTCGTCGAACTACTAGAGCACGCAGGGCCGCTTGAACGTGTGCCGCACCGCCTGCCCGACCACGTGATCCTTGCATGGGCCGACTTCTGTTTCAATGTCGGCGTGGGGGCGTGCTCTGGGTCTACCGGCTATCGGCTACTAATGCAGGGCCGCATTGCCGAGTCGTGCCCCCAGCTCCTGCGCTGGAAGTACATCACAGTCGGCGGCCAGCGGTTTGACTGCTTCCTTGACGAAAACCGTCACTTATGCGGGGGCATAAAAAACCGACGCCAGCTAGAGTATAAGCTGTGCGCCGGTCAGGTTACGATTGCGACGGCTTTGGAAAACTTGCGCTAATCCACGGCCTGCCCATCCATTAAATTAAAAGTTACTATCGATCTTGAGCGACCGAGTGAACTCAACGATAACTTCCACATCCGTGTAACCAGGTATTATTGATCCAGATAGCGGCCCAATGGATGCCGCGAACCCCTCCCCATCGTTAAGTGGGCTGCGGTAAAACATCTTAGCGACTGAATAGTCTGCGCCTGTGAATGACCTAAGCACTTGAATACCATTGCCGCTTCCTGCGAAATCTTGGCAGTGCTCAATCGGGATCATAACACCGCTAGTTTTCCAGCGTAGATATATACCGTTGATAAAATCTGACCCAGTAACACCCATGGACGTAAGCGTCTTCTCTCTAGTTGTTGTGCCCGTAAACGTCGTTAAATCAGCCGAACGCCTGAATAGTTGTGCGTCTGACTTAGCAGAGATGGCGGCACTTTCCACACCACTGAGGGGAGGCTCGATCATTAGACCCATTTTTGAGAGTAGCGTTGCGGCCATTTCTTGGTGGCCCCTGTCGTTAGGGTGCAGCCCATCGACATACAGGCTACGCCCAGCAAAATTAAGGAGGCTGTAGTCGACCACTGTCCAGCCCTTTTCCTCCGCCAGGTTGTACACCTCCCTCCTGTAGTCGGCGTGTGTGTAGTCGCTGATGGCTGGCGGGAAAAGCGTTTCGTCGGGTATTGGCGGCACGGTAAGCACGATTACGTTAGACTGGCGGAACGACTGTATTTTTTCTCCGATATCCTTCAAGTTTGCCTTATACTCGACCGGCGGGCGGGCCGCTGTGTATATGTCGTTGGTACCCACAGCAAGAACAAAGATTGAATCAGACCCGCCGATGCCTCCACACTCCCCCACGCTAATTAACTGATTCGGGTCGGCCAGAAAATCGGAACTGTTCCACCCGCTGACCGCCATCCTCATGCTCATTGTCACGTTAGGCTGGTTAGCGTTATCTGCTATGGGCACTATCGCTAGGAACTCCACTGGTGCGCCAGTAACTAAAAACTGAACATTCGCGCCACCCGCTGAAATATTCACATACTGTGACAATCGAGATTTTGCCGCTGTACCTGAGCAGTCGATTGTCGCGAGTAAAACGGCGTTTTGTCTAACTTCTACGATCCCAGAGGACGGCGTTTGATCATAAAAGAACGCCATCTTTGTCGCGTTAGGCCGAGTTACTGTAATAGTCCCGCCGACGGAGATAATCTGGCTGCGCTGTATCGGGCCAGATGTTCCGGCCGTTTGACCGGTCAGTGCTACACCGCCCATAGAGGTCCAATTAAAGTTAACCTCGTTGTTTGGTCCGTACCCACCCGTCTGAAAATCTGCAAACGTCCGTTGCACTACACTCGCGTAACTGTTTTCGAGTGCCGTAGCCCCCTCACCTACAGTTATAGAATCACCAAGTATACTTACCGACCCGGCGATCTCGAATTGCCCTGCCCGTTGCACTCTCGCCTTTAGCTTTGCGTCAGCCACTGCCATGGACAGCGCGATCCTTTCGTTGCCGTCTAGTTGTTGAGCATATAGTGTGGGCGTTAACGGGTAATCAGTCACATTGGTTGTTACCTGCCAGTCAGTGGTCACTGGGAACAGCGTAACCAAACGTCGCCCGCTTGCGAGTATTACGCTGTTTCCCTCAACGTCAACCCCTGAAAGCATCGCTGGGACGTCTTGGAAAACAGGGACGCCAGACGATATGACGCGTTTCACTGCGTCGAGGTACTGAGATGCGCCGACCTTATCCGGCGCACCGCTTGGCACGGTGCCGGAGTATGTTAGCAAAGACTGAAAGAACCCCACCCAGTCGTTAACGATCGCGGCCTCCCATGGGGTGCCATTGCCTGCACCCGGCGAGGACACATTGCGGGCCGACCCGAAGGGGTAGTCCGGTGTCGCAGGTGCGACTTTGCCAGGGTATTGCGTTTCTAAGTTAATGGCCATCGTCTAGGCTCCTTTAGTTATATTCTACTAGCACGCCTAGCCATTGCTGGGCTGGGCAAATTTTTAGGCACAGCGCCTCGAACTCGTCTTTTCTGCGCGGGTCGACCTGCGCGATACCTCCGAACGTTTCGCCGCCGATGTATAAGAAGTACGGCCACTTGCTTGGATCGTTAGGAACAATGTAGTCGCGCAGGTCCTCACGGAACGCCACGTAATTGTTGCACAGCGCCTCGGGCTCGCCACACTCGGCCACCAGTTCGCCACATAATGGCAGTATGTCCGGCGTCGATTGGTAAATCTTGTTTACAAGCGGGTACCCCCTCGGCTCCAAGCTGTTGCCGCTTTCGGCGAACTCCTCGCCACATAGCGCCAGCGGCTCGCCACACTCGACCAACAGCGTGACGCCGGTGAACTCCCGACGTAACCACATTAGCGGGTTGCGCGGCGTTGCGCAAGCATGTGACCCGACTGGCGGCTCGGTGCCGGGTTCCCACCACTCATGCACGTAGACGTCAAAACCGGCCCCGCGCAAAGTAGCCTGTATGTAGTTAGGGTCTTGCGCGCCGACCGCTTTCCACACTGCGTCTAGCCGGTCGCGCCTTTGTTGTTCTGTCAGCCCCGACGCGGGCAGCCCGAACTGGTCCTCCCACTCGCTAATCGAGCGCGTGGTCTGCGGGAAGATGTCGGCAAACACGCTGTTATAAAACTCGCGCACGCTTTGGGACGCGTCGCCAAGGCCCACGAACAGCTGGCGGAGTTTCTTGTCTATGGTCAGCCGCCACGCCCGCGCGTTCGGCAGTACGTGCTGGAAGACTTTAAACATAAGTTAGCGCCCCTAGCTTTGCTTTTTCGCCAATGCCAAGAAAGTACAGCCCGATGTTGACGCTGTTGGCTGTGATCGTTACGCCGGTAAATAGTCCGCCGTTGTTGCTCACTACGTCGTACACAATGCCCCCTAGTGCGGACTGTGCTATCTGGTCGGTGCGTTGGCCTACGCTAAGGCCTACGATGTACGGCTCGCGGCTTAGGAAATACTCGAGCGTTGCTTCTTCGATCTGGTCGCGTACGGTCGCCAAGTCGCCCGGAACGGACAGCCCCAACACCTTGACGTCGAACGACAACCGGTCGATAGGGTACGCGTTAACAAGTGCGTTGGCTGGCCGGCGTGTTGCTAGCCCGTTTTGGTCGAGGTTGACAATGTCGAGCACGGCCTGCAGTTGGGCAGCGGTCGGGATGCCGTCGGGCTCGGTGGCCGATTCGACGTACAAGTCGACCTGTCCGGGGCACTCGCCGGTGTACGGGTAGACGTTAACGACGCCCGCGGCTTCCTCGCCCCATTGCTCGTAGTCCGCATACGCTCCGCCCTGTGGGCGCTTCTGAAAGCGGTCTAAAATACGGCGACGGTACACGTCCGACGCTTCGCCGTCTGCGCCTGTCGTTACTTGTGACACGACGGTGACGTTACGGCCAACATTAGGCAGGGGGTTAGCGAAAGCAATCACAGCCCCTGCGGACAGGTTGCCGATGATGCCTGCGCCGTCTCCGCCCTGCTGGTCGCCAGCGGCGCGCACGACCT